CAAGAAGTACTCTTCAATAGTCTTGAAGCCACAACTTCCACGGTAAGCAGTCCAAGCACAATCCCAACAACGGATAGTGACTTGAAATGCTTGTTCGCCATACCACACAACGAATACGTCAATTGGATCTACACCATTGTTTGCTGGAATGTGGTGTGCATGTACGCTTTTAACTTCCATCAAACCGCTCCAGCTTCTTCATCTGCCAATTCTTCGGCGTAGTATTTAAGCTGCTCGTTTAAGCTGTGTACTTGTGCGTCTGTAAGCTTGAAACGTAAACCTATAGGTGACTCAATGCCGTCTTTATCAGTCACTACAGCATGAGTTTTTGTGTCTACTACAAGCACTTCATACTCTTGGTCACGAGCACAACCACTGAACTGATCGGTTACTTCACGAGTGTCATAAGTCGTTTCAGCTTTGATCTGGCAGTTAAGAACATTGCAGCCGTAAGTTAGATCGAAATAAACCGTTTCACCTTCAACTTGAATGTCAGTAGACATGTCTAAGTAAGGGAAAGAAGGGCACAGCAGCTCGGGTTTAAGGGCTAACATATTCATGAGTTAGTACCTCTCAGCTTGTCAGCAAATGCATTGCGTTCTTCGCGAGTTTTGAACTCGTAAGTGACTGAAAATATTTCTTTATTCTGATGAAACTCTCTTTCAGGCTTAGGCAACTCAGTATTAATGCTTATTGTGGTTGGTTTGACACGGAACTTTATTTCATGCCCGCAATTTGTCTTGCCTTTTAGGATTTCAGGGATTGTCAAAGTTGAATACTGTGTAGTGAACCAATCATCACTACAATTGTATGCATGTTGAACCTTGGTAATGTCAGCCAAAGCCTCCACACCGCTAATCAAGGCTGGGTCTTGGGGTTTTGCAATTGCTTTTGGCTTTTCCCACATTGCTTGTCGCATTTCATGTCGTAGCAATTCATCCCAACCATCTGAGCGATAGATAAAAGACTTGTCATTTGAGTCTTTAAATATCTGATCACCACCTTCGGTTTCCCAATTGGCGTCATTAATATCATTACGCTTCAACACAACAAGGTCTCGAAGCTGAGGGAGGGTGAGTTCTGTAAATACAAGTGGAGAATCAATGTGAGTGCCACTTGAATATGCAATTTCGCCTGTTTCTTTAGCTAGAATCCAATGTGCTTTTAGCAAGCAATCTTGTTCATCAAACTTCTTTGGTGTCCATACATAGCCAAGGTCATTAAGGGCCTTGATAATCTCATTTGTGTGAGTATTAATGATTTTGTAGTTATCCATGAGAGGGCTCCTCTGGGCGTTTTTCTAATGTTTGGTCCCAAATTGCACAGTCGTTTAGATCTGTATCCATAAAACCTAATGGAGCGCACTTGCCAAAGGAATGCCAGCAATTAGCAAGATTCATTGAAATAGGCTCATCTACATAGCCATACTTACGTCCATTGGCATCAGTAGCTATCCAGTTGACTTCTTTAGGGACATTTGTCCAGTCATAAATAGACATCACTTCACCCCCTCAACCTGAACGCGGACATACATGTTCTGTTTTGCTTTGAGTTCGTTGGCTTGTTGCTCGTCGGCACAGCCCTTTAAGAATGCAAATACAATGAAGGTGATAATCCAGAAAGCTACGAATGCTTTCGAGCCATCACGGAAGGCTTGGCTAAACTTGTACTTTTCAATTCTTTGATTCATACTTATCTCACTCATTGAGTAAAAGTCCCGTGTCGCCAAACAGTCGGGACTTTTTTATTGGTTGGTGAGAAGATAGTAAGGTAACTTACCAAAATGGTCAAGAGATTTGGTAATTAAAATTACTTTTTATTTTTGTTAACTTACTTTTATGCTTTAATAGACAAAAGAAAACCCACCGTGGTGGTGGGTTTTCTTATAAAGGATAAATGAAATCACTATTTGAGTTGCTTAGGTGAGAGTGCCTCTAGAACCTGATTTGCTAAAGGAGCTTGAATAGATCCTTTTTTAGCTTGTCCAAGAAGATACTTTGGCAATTGAGTATTTATATACTGATCCTTCAGCCATCTTCTAAACTCCCCAATACAAGATAACGGATAAGCATAGGGCGCCTGAGGATTTGACTGAGCTTGAGGATAATATTCAGGATAATTATGTTGATAATTGATCCTTTTCCCATGTAGCTTCTCTAAATCACATTCCTTCCAATGTTTACTCCACGCCATACCAACAGAAATATCAGGAATGACTTTATCGCTAACAATAATTCCACTTCTAATCATTGGTACAATTAACGATGCCGCCTCATTAAAAACACCAAAATAACCATCAGGTACTGCGGAAATTGTTAAGTCCACTCGATCATGGAAGAATTTCCAACTATCAAGCTGTTTTTGATTCGGTGAATATCCTGTGGCTTGGTATACGAAATCTCTAAATTTTAGTCTAGCAAGGTTTCTAAATGCCTGAATTGCTTGAGGCCTTGGATCCTCAACAACAAAAGCGTAATACTCAAGCATTGCAAGACAAACTGGCTCAGTAAAGGCGTTGATTTCACGACCTTTATATTCAGCTTTTAAATAAAGCTCATCTTCAAAGTAACCATTTTGTTCTAGAATCTCATTTATTTGTATGCCGCGAGGTTTTAATTTCTCTTCAGACCAATTATTCGTTAACCTAACAAAAGGCCCTCGTCCAAGACCACACATCCTCTCAAGACCCCTGCCTGTCAAGTAGGGAACCCCACTCTCTAGTACACCCATCTCTACATCGTCTATCTCTATCTGACAGTCAACTCTAAATAGGTGTTGTTGGTCTCCAATTTTATTGGTACCCGAGTTGGATGTATTTACGCTTAGATAGTTGTTATCGCTTGTTTTTTTACTGGTACCCATTACTCCCCCTCCCGAACCGTTAAATTACTGTGTCGGGTTCACAGTTTATTAATCTTTGGTGTTATTAATCTTCTGCCCAAGCTTTCCTTCCTTTACCAACTGAACAACTTGTTCATTCGTAAGTACAGGAATATAGACCTTATCGCCGATATCTTTTGAAAGGATTCTCACTTCCTCAGCAGTTAGAACTAACGCCTCTCCATTTTTCGCAGCATCATTAATACGGGCAATAATTTGATTGATTGGTAATTTTGCGTTATCCAATTCCATTCTCCTTTTTTTAACCTGCACGCCACACCTGGCGGCCCATAACCTTAAAATTCAGTCCATTCTGTTCAGTAATTATTCTATCCCGATACTTTTCGTTGAAGCTATGCAGAACTAAAGAGCCATCAGCTTCTTTAAATATCTGCTTAATCATGCCTTCGCCAGCAAAGTAAACTGCGTAAATACCACCATCTACTATTTCAGTTTGTGATAGATCAATACCAACTAGATCTTGGTCATGGATATAATCCGCCATGCTGTCGCCTTTAGCTTTGATAAGTCTTAAGCACTTAGGGTCCACCATCTTTCTTTGAAAGAAGGAAGGGGGGAACGGATACTTTTCATTAATCACATCAAAGTGGAATTCAATAGATTCCCCAGTACCACACGAAAAATTAGCTTCCACAACGTCAATCCATATATAACCGTTTACCTCATCAAATTCGACAACATCAGGTTCAATAATACTGTCAGCATCGAATGAAGCTTCTTCTTTAGTTGTTAGTCCATGCTTAATAATAAAGTCTTGAATATTAAAATTAGTAAGATTTTTAGGCTCTTTACCCTTCAAAAGGTACTCAGTTGAGCTACCAAGAACTTTAGCTAATGCCATTAAGCTTTCATGCTTCGGCACGTTTTCGTCTTTTTCCCAGTAGATAACAGAAGTTTTAGATACACCAACAAGATCAGCCAATGCTTGTTGAGTAAGTTTTTTCTGTTTACGCAGATTTTTCAAGCGAATACCAAGGGTTTCCATTTTAATTCCACCAGCAGAACGTAAGTTATCTTACCAATTGACTTGGTAAGTTTTATGTAGTTTAATAAGGTAAGTTAAATTACTTTATGGGTAAGTTAGATGACTAAGTCAGAAGCTTTAGCCCTGCTTAACTGCACTGTTACACAGTTAGCAGCGAAGTTAGGGATTTCTCACAATGCAATCAGCCAGTGGGATGAAACAAAAATCCCATTAGCACGTGAATACCAAATACGTGATCTTGCTGATGGCAAACAACCAATTAAACGAACTAATGCAACCGCTTAGGAACTAAACCATGAGCAAAGTATCAACCGAATTGAGTGCAAGGGCTAGAAATGAAGTTTCTAGAGTTTTGCAAGCCCTTGCATCAAGCAATCAAAGTCAGGTTGCTGAACAGTTGGGGATTGATCCAAGCACATTATCACGAATGAAAAATGATAGAAAATCCAATGGCTTGACTGAGCTTGAGAACTGTTTAGTGCTGTTGGACATTCTTGGATTTAAGACTGTCCTCAAGAAATATCGAATGATTAGCGAGGAAAAACTAAATGCGCTTTTTGTGATGTCAAAAGCGTGGATGGAAAGCAAGCAAACAATTGACGATCTTTTTCAAGATGACATTGAAGATTTCGGCATGTGTTTTGAGCTTGGTTACAAAGAAAAAGCCTGATGTACAAGATCAGGCTCAATGTTCAATCGGAGCAAACCATATGAACTATTCAATATTAGCAGACATTGAACTAAATCGGAAGATTAGTTTGTTTCAAAAAGCGGTTGAGGCTTATGCAATAGAACGCAGTTTAAAAAACTCGGTTGCTGTAGCTGAGGCTAAAAGTAACTTGGAGCGTCATTACTATGAATCCTACAGCTTTGCGGTTCATAAGGGAGTATGAGCATGAAGTTTATGAAGGTGCGAAATATGCACGCCAGTATGGTGATCTTCAAAGGCTTTACGATGCTTCAAGTGATGAATTCTTCATTGAAGAAATCAACGATGCTTATGAAGAGTTTAAGAGGAGCTTGGTATGACTAGTTTTATTTCTAATGCATTCCAGATTCCTAATGACCTAATAGATAACGGACATATGGCTAAGATGAAGGGTGCAGCTTTGCCTTGTTATCTTCTCATTGTTCGTAAAACGCGTGGCTGGAATAAACAAGCAGATAGCATCAGCCTATCTCAGTTTGTAAAAGCTACTGGATACAACAAGGATACTGTACAAAAAGGCCTATTAATTTTGGAAGAGATGGGTGTAATTATCCGCCTTGAAACTGACAAACAAATTAATGAATGGTCTCTAACTGACCAGATAATTACCACTGAAAACCATACTAAAAATTCGCCTAGCGAAAATTTAGCTATGCTAAAAAATAGTACGGAACCATACGAAAATTTAGTATCAAACCATACTAAAAATTCGCCACACAATAACAATAATAAAAACAAAGAAAAACAAGGGGTGGGTTACTCAGAAAACTTTGAGAAGTTCTGGTCTGCATATCCAACTTGTAAACGTAAATCAGACAAGTCTGGCACTTATAAAACTTTCACAAAGCATGAAGGAAGTTTTGCGATTGAAACACTTCTTTCAATTCTTGAAAAACAAAAATCTGATGTCTCTTGGACAAAGCAGGATGGTGAGTTCATTCCATCACCTAGCACTTGGTTAAACCAAAAACAATGGGAAAACGAGTATTGGTTTCAGGTCAACAGCTCTGTGGTAGCTCCTGATTTCTCTAATGCCCAATTGCAATATGGAGACTGGTAATGAGTACAAACATTCAAAATATGACAATTGAGCAGAGTGTGCTAGTCGCTTTGATGACAGTGAGCCATTCCCTAGAGGTTGTCGCAAATGATCTTACCGAAGAACATTTTTACGCTGGTCGTCACAAGATTATTTACAAGGCAATTGTTGAGCTTGCTAATGCTGATAAGCCATATGACTCAGTATTTGTCTGCAAGCATCTACAAGAGCGAAATCTTCTCAATGACATTGGTGGAGAAGAGTATTTAATTGAACTTAACAGTGCAGTTGGTAGCGTACACCACCTGGAATATTTTGTTGCTGAGTTGAATAAACTTAAGCAGCATCGCGAAGTTGAAGATATTGGTCTCTCGATTGCGGAGTGCGCTAAAGATCTGACTATCACTGATGTTTACTTGGCTGCTGAGAATTTATTTAGTTCATCTAGTAATTCTATTGAGCAAAAGCAAACAGGTTTTGATTTTAACCAGGCTTTAGAAAAAACACTTGAGCGATTTGAGAAAAAGATTGCTCAGAAAGAACAAAAGGGCTTCATAGGTGTTCAGTTCAATATTCCTCATCTTGATAATCTTTTGGGAACAATTGAAAAGGGTCATTTTTGTGTAATTGGTGGTCGTCCGGGCAGTGGTAAATCAACTCTTGCTCAGATGTGTGCAATGCAAACTGCTAAGCGCTACAACATGCCAGTCTTGTTTATCTCTGCTGAGATGGATACGCCGACCCTAACCAACCGCATGATCTCGGCATTAGGTGCAATCCCGTATAACAATCTTCACAACGGTGAAATCTATGACGGGATGTTTGAGAAGCTTACTGCAACTATTGCTCAATTTAGAAACCTGCCAATTTTTATTGAAGAAAAGCAAAAGCCAACGATTGCTGAAATCCAAAGTTATGCGCGCAAAGCGAAGCGTAAGTACAAGGCTTTGGGCTGCATCATTGTTGATTATATCGGCTTAATCCGAGACCCATCTAAGAAGGATCGCGTTCAAGAAGTTGCATCAATCAGTCGTGACTTAAAAGCTATGGCAAAAGAGTTTGATTGCCCAGTAATTGCATTGGCTCAACTTAACCGTGGAGCAGAAGGACACAAGCCAGTAGCAAGTGATCTTAAGGATTCTGGACAGATTGAACAGGATGCAGACCAAATCATCATGGTTCATCCAATCCTCGAAAAAGAGACTAATGCGCCAACTGGTGTAACCGAGTTAATTATTGCCAAAAACCGTCATGGCAAGCGTGGATCTGTGAATGTTCAAGACCGTTTAGATATTTGCCGTTTCGTTGGGATGTCATTCCCAGTGGAAGAGAGAGGTGCAGCGTGAGCGTACAAGTCCAAGTAACTTCTATTAATCGCCAGAAGATGCAATTCAACGTAGAGGCGATAGATGGGTCAAGGGTGATTCTTAAGCGTGCATTTAACTTCAAGACGGAAACGAAAAAGCACATTGAGTCAGTGATCAATAAAGAACTTAAGACTTTCAACAAGCCTTCATATGGCGGTATCGAAATTGTCTTTATGTGTCCAGTAGGAGCGTTCTCATGAGATTAGCAGATGATAAGCAAACCCTAGATTGGATTGAGGAAATTGGCGGTGAACAGTACGAGGCTAAATTCACTCATGGGACAGTCTACGGATATAACAAGTTCAAATGTCGTTGTGAGTTTTGTAAGGAAGCTAAAGCATTAAGCAACCAACGTGCAGCTTTGAAGCGAGCAGTTAAAGCAAACCTGCCTGAATCAGCTTTGATTGTTGGAGGCGCTGTATGAAATCAATAAGTAAAACCAAGAAACTTAACTTTGATGATCAACTTAGCTTGCTCATGTTCGGTTGTCATGCAACTGCGCCTTTCAATGTCAAAGACGTGAAGGAATCAGTGTTTGATTTCAATCGAGGAACCATCTACAGCAATCTTCAAAAATTTGTTGAATGGAAATATTTCGAACGTGTTGGGAAAAATCATTACAAGGCAACTCAATACGCAAAAGACATCCTGAATGTTAAAGGGGAGCTGAAAGCATGATCGAATTTGCAGATTACACCTCAATGATGAAGCTGCGTAGAGCGTACAACCTCGGTACTCGTAATGAAGAAACAAGAGCAGCAGCAAACCTCTACGAGAAATTAAGAAAGCTGAAAATGCTAGACCAGCTTAAGAAGGAAGCCATTACTAAACGTTACAAGGAGGCGGCATGAAACCAGAGCAGTTTATTCGTGAGTTTGGGGTGGAGAAGTCGAGAGCGGTTGTTGAGGGGGCGCCTGATGGTCACAAAGGATACAACGGTGTTATTAACCAATACACAAGAGGGGTTTGGTTTAGTAGGGATGTGATGCTTTCTGACCTCAAGCGTCTGGTGGAGTCTGTGGACATTATTAATGAACTTGGCAGTTTAAGAAGCGCCAAGTCAAATGTACGCGAGATGTATGTAGATTCAAGTTGTGATTATGTTCATCCTGAAGCAAGACTTTATGACTATAAGCATTTGAGAGTTGGGCGGGTAATGAAAGCTATTGCCGACCACGAATCAATATACGGAGCCAGCCATGAGTGAGTTTAAAGTCGGAGATAAGGTTGTTTTAAAGAGTAGCAGCCAGAACAAGGTAATGACCATTCAAGAAATCTACAAAGAATTCATTCGAGCATATTGGGATAAAGAGCATTATTCATTCGCTCATAAAGTTAATTTTCGTTTTGCCGAAGATGAAGAAATAGCAGCAGGACACCGCATTGATAAACCCTCGAATTCAAGGGAATTAGAAATCCTAGACAAGCCAGAAAACCACATCAGCCCACATTGCCAATCGAGGGATGTTTAGCTATGTGCCCAATTTGCGGTAGATCAAAAGGTGGACTGGTTTGCGGTTATTGCGGCTGGGTCCCAAAGGATAAGAAGTTTAGTGGTGGTGAAGAATGGATAAGTGTAGAGAAGAGTTTGAGCAAAACCCTAAAACCAAAGAATTACTTAGTGATTCTATCTATTTTGATGAAAAAGAAAACCGATACAAAGTCAATGCAGATGGTTGCTTGATATCAGTCGTTTTTCTTAATGGGCGCTGGGAAGTTTGGCAAGAACAGCAAGCGAAAGTGGAGGAGCTGCAAAAGCAATTAAGTGAATACATATTTGTGGCTGAAACTATTGATGAAATGTATGTGAAAGAAGTCCAGAAAAGTGACGAGCTGCAAAAGCGGGTAGACAAAGCAATTAGATTTCTTGTGGAAGCAGAATTATATCAATCAGAGCCTAACATTGATTTAGCAGTTAAAGCGCTCAAGGGGGAAGGATGAAAGACTTTGCGATAGCAATCATCTACGGTGCGGCGTTATTTGTATCAATCAAGTATGCATGGCGTTGGTACAACGGAGAGCTTTCAACACCTGCAATTATGGAGTGGTTTAGCAGAGGTTTCTTTTTTGCTTGGGGAGTAATAGCAGCGACTTTAACTATGGTTTTGGTTATCCGCTTAATTACGGAGTATGTCAAATGACCACATTCAAAGAGGCTCAAAGGGTCCAGTCACTGAAGGCAGCTCGCTCTAAGCGATTCAACCGAGTACCTACAGAAGATCAAGAACAGATGACGCTCATGAGTTGGGCGCATCGTGTGAAGTATGGTTCAGGTCGTTTGAGTGATTACTTATTCCATATTCCTAATGGTGGCTCAAGAAACATCCTTGAAGCTGCAAAGTTTAAGAAGTTGGGCGTGAAGGCTGGTGTTCCAGACCTTCAGCTAATTGTTCCAAATGGTGAGATACACGGGCTTTGGATTGAATTGAAGTCAAAGAAAGGGAAGTTACAACCAAGTCAAAGACTCATGATACAGCGCTTAGAAGAACAAGGCTACATGTGCAAAGTCTGCTTCGGTGCAGATGAAGCCATAGATGAAATTAAAAAGTATTTGATGATTTGAGGTGACGTGATGGTCTTTTACGAAGTTGGGACATACGAACAATACGAAGAAGGTTTTCATGCTTTCTTTCGCACTCGATATGAAGATAAAGCTGAACAAGTCAAAGCATGGGCAGAGGAGTACCAAGCTAAGACACCTGAATGGCCTACCGGTGAGTCTGATGAAAAGCAAATTCAATACATGGATCTGGTGCGCAAGCTTGATGATGAATTTGCGGAACTGATCGGCAAGAAGTTCCCAATCTCAAATTATTCAAAAGAAATGTACTCAATACTTATAAACAAAGCAGAATTAGATGATTAAGGGTGACGGTATGAAATCAAAGGTAGATGTAGATGCATTAAAGCTCACACTCCAATGGCAAGGATTCTTTCTAAAGGGATGGTTTGAAGATCATTGGTGTGACCTCAAGGACTATGCAGAAGCTTCTTTAAAGCTGCTTCTAATCATCCTGAGAATTTTATTTTCTCCCCTTCTCATTATTTATGTCATTTGGCAGACCAGAAAAATGTATGAACAGATAGCGAGCGGAGAAGTCAACAGAGAAAAAGTCAGAAATCACATCAAGAAATACGGCAAGTAAGGGGAAAGAGATGAATGCAGTAGTAACGGAAAAATTATCAAATCTTGAATGGGTTGGTCAGCAAATGAGAGCTAAAACGGCAAGCTATGAAACGTCTACTGCATCGACAGGAGAGAAGGCGCCTACTTGGGAAGAGCGTTGCGGGGCTATTGCTTCAATTGAAGATGAAGCAACTAAGGCATATTGTGAGATATTAGTTTGGGGTGATTCAAGAGACACGACACAGGCATTCAAGACACTTGTGGAGCATATTGGTGAAATCTTATATGAAGCGGCAAGCAAAGAGCGCCAGCGACATCACTTTGATTTGAAGCTGTTCTGCATGAAGGTGGCTCGAATGCAGGTATTTTTTAAGATGCGTCCAGTGATCAAAGAAGATCGTACTTTGCAGGGACAATTGAAGTTCTGCGGGATTGATGAGATCAAAGCTGACACATACAGCAAAAACTATGCTTACCTTGGTGCGATGGTAGATATTATTTTGAAAGACATGGAAGATGAAATCGATTTCTATGTAGGGCAATACCGAAAAAAGCTAAACAATTGACAGCTAAACGGATTTAAGGTAATGTTTTTCTATACTGGTCGTATTACGGATTTCCGAAGACCAAGCCATTAAAGCTCACTTAATCGTGGGCTTTTTTGTTGCCTATAGGAAAGTTGCCCGAATTGGTAAAGGGGATGGCCTGCTAAGCCATTGTTGCTATCAGCGACGCATGAGTTCGAACCTCATACTTTCCGCCAGTAATGGAAGAGTAATCCAAGTTTCGGCCTAATGGATGCGGTCTTGAAAACCGTTAGCTTTAAATGGCGTGTGGGTTCGAGACCCACCTCTTCCGCCAAATTCTAGGAGGTTCACATGCTCCGAATAATTAAGCAGGTCTTTTGCATACATGTTTGGGAATATGAGTTGGATTATAACGAAGACCGAATCAAAGAATGCAGGAAGTGTGGAAAGATTAAGTAATTTAATTTACTATTGAGAATACAATGACTTATATTAAATCAAGTCGTTGCATTTCCAATTAACATGCCGCATTATTAATCAAATTACTTTATTAATGGTGTGGTATGAAACTAGTTCGTTTAGAAACAATTAGACTTAATGATGGTTCATTTGAATTGCAATTTAATGAGGATGGATTTACGCCATCTTATCCAAATACTATCAATGACGATGGTGTTGATGTTGCATCAGGTAAGGTTAATGTAGATTCTATTTACTATCATCATTTAGATAGAGATGACACGAGATATTTAATTTATTTAAAAGGCTACCATGGCAGAGTAGATGGCACAGAAATCCCAAGTCTTGAAAAAGCATTAGATGCTCATCTGCAAAGTTAAAAATTAAACTGAATTTATTTACAGCCCTGCATTTGCGGGGTTTTCTTTTTTACGCCATTCGTCTAATTGGATAAGACATCATAATTCTAGTGTGATTGATGCGGGTTCGAGTCCTGCATGGCGTGCCATTTAATTTAGAGAAGTGAATATACGCCAATGTAGTAGAGCGGCTCTGGTATTGGACGCAATAGTGAAAACAGAGTGGTTGTCGTGCCTTAGGGACTGTTCACTTCATCTAAGTTAAGAATAGGATTGTATATGGACACAATCGAAGCGAAGAAGAACCTAGTCGCAATATGTGCAGAAATAGAAAAGCTTCAAAACCTTTCACGTGGCTTGATGACTGCGAAAGAAATGGTTGAAGTTGACGCTAAGATTAAGCGACACAAAGAACAAGTGAAGAATATTAGAAGTAACCTTCATGCGTGATACAAAGCGTCTTGCTGCAATAAGGAAGTTGCCATGTGTTATGTGTGGTAGAACTCCAGTAGATGCAGCACACAGCAATCAGGGCGCTCATAATAAGGGCATGGGTTTGAAGGCTTGTGACTCAAAGACAATTCCGCTTTGTAGGCAACACCATATTGAATACGACCAACTTTTAACAATGACAAGAGAGCAAGCAGTTATCTGGTTTGATGCAATGTTGGAAAAAACAGAGCGCATGCTTAATCTTAAAGATGGAGAAGATGATGTTTTTTAGAAATGAAAAGAAAGAAGAAACAGTATCTAAAGGCAACTATGTTGTGATTCTCCATAACTGGTTTGTTGAAACTCATGGTTTTAAGCACTTTGAATTTTCTGACATGACAAGAGCAGAAGTAGAGAAAGAGGCTAAAGCTTTAAGACATGATCATGACTCTACTTTCAGTCATTGCGCTTATTACATCATGAAAGTTGAATAGATTAATCAAGCCACCCTCGGGTGGTTTTTTATTGCGAGGTCAAAATGGAACCACGATTCGTCATCAAAAACCATTCTGACATCAACTATGTAATTGGGTATCTGAATAATAATCATGCAAAGGCAGCGAACGAAGGGAAGCCTTTAGTCGTATTGATTGCACCACAAGAGAAAGACCGGACAAAAGCTCAAAATCGTTTGTACTGGATGTGGCTTAATCAGTGGGCTAAGAAGCAGGGAACGGATAAAGACTATGAACATCTGTTCTTTAAGAAGAACTTCTTATCCAAAATCTATGATCGTGATGACGTTGGCCAATACAAGACAACATTCAAAGCTGTTAGAGAGTTAAAAGATACTAAGCATCCTCTCTACCAAGACGTAGCAAACGGTCTGTGCGAGCTAATGAGCACTACAGACGCAAGTACGGCTCAATTCACTGAATACCTTAACGACATTCACGCATTCTGCAATAAAAACGGGTGTTATTTGGAAACACCGGATGATTTGAAATGGTGTTATAATTAGTAAATAAATCTGTATTAAGAACAATTGATTGTGAAGAATTCCAAGATTAAGCGTTTATGGCCTGTAGTTTTAGTTGCAATAATTTTATGTATTGTGATTGTTTTGCTGAAGATAGAGCATTTAATCGAATCTAATGACTTCTCAGTATTAATAGCAGCAGTAATGATTGGATCTATTGTCATAGTTTATTTTGAAAATATTACAGAAATTTCAATAATTGGAACTTCGGTTAAGCTTCAACAGGTCAATAAGGACTCAGAAGAACTACTTAAAAAGCTGCAAATTGAAAACTTCAAAGTTAGATTGGGTCAGATTAGCTCTGGTGATGGTTTATTCGGCGATGGACGTGATACTCAATATGAATTTAGATCGGAATTGTATGAGTTAGTTACGGAAATTAAAAAAGCTGATTTACAAGATAATGAAGATTTAAAAAATAAATTTCTACCAATACTAACTTTACATATTGATCTTCAGCTTAAGACTATTCAGCAATTTGGTTGTTTTATAGATCCAAATCCTTTAGTTGGTATTGAAGACCCAGAGGATCTAGAGAATGCTATTACAGATAAACTGGTTGAAATTGCAAATGTGAAAATGTGTAATGGTAATATAGCTAAGTTGAAATCTATTTTAGACAACATTGAGCTCTATAAAAAACTAATACAAGCCAAAAATTGGTTTTTAAAATAACAATAACCGCCTAAGGGCGGTTTTTTTATGGGTGAGAATAATGGATTCTACAGAATACTTTTGGCTTACTCGGAAAAAAGAACCTAAAACTAAACCTAAAAGCCGGCCACTGCCAAAGCCTACACAAAAATATCTCGAGGCTGAGGCAACACTTAAGGAAGAGCTTGAGGATTTGGCGATTGGATTTGAACAGAAGTTTCAGCCGATCCATACCAAACACTGGCGCTTTGATTTTCATATTGTGAAATTGCGTTTGCTCATTGAAATAGAGGGTGGGCCTTGGTCTGGTGGACGTGGTGGAAAGCTGGCGAATAAAGCATGGAGTCTTGATCGATATGATCAAGCTGAAGGGATGGGTTACAAAATAGAGCGCTTTCATCCAGATTCTATTTTGTCGGGATATGTCATCAACTGGATTAAAAGTGAATTAGCGAGAATTGAAGATGGAGCAGATCAGACCATTTCCTCCAACTGATTTTATAGACCAAGCAGATGAAGAGGAAGCGATACGCATAGTACCTGCGCCTGATTTAAAAAACTGGGTAGTTGCTAATTACTTAACTATTGGTGGACCTCTTTATAACCCCGATCATGATCACATAGCTGAGCTGCTTCACGATAATGAAGAATTTTTAGCATTCGCGTGGGCCTCTTCTGCATATAAAAGCAAGCAAGCTATGGTGTTAGGCCAGTGCGAAAAAGTCATGTTCAATGTTGGTGGCTGGCGTAAGGCCAGACAAGAGCAACAGATGCGAGACTGGTTCGGCTTTGTGCCTACATACTTAATAACTGTCGACGCTTCTTTCTGTGAGCGTGCTAACGATACTGAATTTTGTTATTTGCTTGAACATGAGCTGTATCACATTGGCGTTATGAAAGATGAAGATGGTGAAATCATCTATAGCGACAATTCAGGCTTACCTAAGCACTATCTTGCCGGTCACGATGTTGAAGAGTTTATTGGTGTGGTTAAACGTTATGGACCAAGCAAAAATGTTAAGCGGCTAATTGAAGTCGCAAAAAATCCGCCGTTTGTTTCTGATTTAGATATTTCGAAATGTTGTGGAAACTGCGTAATTACCTGAGCCTTGAGGCTCTTTTTTTTGGCTATTTAGGTTGACGTAGGTTGACAGGATTGAGGATATGGCGGCTCTAAAAAAGGAGGTAAAACTCTTTATAGTTCGCTCACTTGCCGTATTTAATACACCCACAGAAACTGCTGAGCTCGTCAACCAAGAATACGGGATAAAAGTTACTAAACAGCAGTGTGAGAAATACGATCCGACAAAACGGGCAGGCGAGAACCTGAGTGAAGAATTAAGAAAAGATTTTGAAAAGACTCGCGAAATGTTTTTGGGTAAGCCTGAGGCAATCCCTATTGCAAATTTAGCGGTGCGTTTACAGCGCTACGAAAGCCAATATCAAAAGCACAGTAGAAACCGTGTAGCAGCTCTAAGCATTCTTAAGCAAGCTGCTGAGGACATAGGCGGCAAGTACACGAATAAGACTGAAATTACAGGCGCTGGCGGCGGTCCATTACAAAGCGAAAACATTACCTATGTGACTGCTACCGATGAGCAGGTAAGGCAGGCAATTGATGAACTCGAGAACGAATATTGATCCTGTTAAAACCAAAGCTAAACGGATTAAGTGTGAGAAAGAACATTTATTTTTCACACGTGCTTTTTTCTTGCCACGTATGGGCTTTAAGTTTTCGGTCAATTGGCATCATGTATATATTGCCGACAAGATTGACGAGGTAATCGCTGGAAAGGTTAAGAACCTAGTTATTAACGTTCCACCGGGTAGTGGTAAAACTGAATTACTTACAAACCTTATTGCCCGTGGTATAGCACGTAATCCTCGTTCGCGGTTTCTGTATTTGTCTTTCTCACAGTCACTAGTTGAGGACGTATCAGCAACAGCTAGAAATATTGTTAAGTCGGAAGACTTTCAGAACTTATGGCCTGTAAAGATTTCCACTAGTACTGATGCTAAATCAAGCTGGAAAACAACAGTAGATGGTTACGATGCTGGTCATGTTTATTCTGCTTCAATGGGTGGGCAGGTCACGGGTCGCCGTGCTGGTACATTAGCGGATAAAGGCTTTACCGGTGCTATTATTCTTGATGACCCATTAAAGCCTGAGGATGCATTTAGCCAGACAGCAAGACGTAAAGCTAACCGTAAGATTCTAAACACGGTCAACTCGCGTAAAGCTAAATCTGATACGCCAATTATTCTGATCATGCAGCGTTTGCACGTTGAGGATCCGACTAACTTCGTGATGACGGGTAATGTACCTGGTGAGTGGGAGCAGATCAGTATTCCCGCGCTTATCGATGATGAGTACATCAGTAAGTTGCCCAAAAAAATACAGAGCAAAATTCCACGTGATGTTGAGCGAGATGCGAAAGGTCGTCAAAGTTATTGGCCATTAAAAGAATCATTGCAATCGCTATTGCAACTCGAACAAGGCGGACAGGATAAAGACGGTGCAACAGTATCCCGTTATACATTTGCAAGCCAATACCAGCAGGCCCCTAAAAAGCTGGGTGGTGATCTGGTTAAGGCTGAATGGTTCCCACGTTATCTAGAGCTACCAGTTCTTAAATGGCGTGCTATTTGGGCGGATACGGCACAAAAGACCAAAGAGCATAATGACTTTTCAGTCTTCTTATGTGCAGGTCTTGGCTATGACAATAACCTGTACATCATTGATGTGAAGCGTGGCAAATGGGAAGCACCAGAACTTTTAAAAGAAGCGAAGTCATTTATCAACAAACACAAGGATAGCAACACAAAGATTGGCAAGCTTCGTTATATGGCCGTAGAGGATAAGGCGAGTGGTACCGGTTTAATTCAGTCCATATCTAAGCAGACCACTTTACCAATACGTGCGATTCAGCGAAGTACTGACAAACTATCAAGGACAATGGACGTCATTCTTTATGTTGAAGAACGCCGTGTCTGGTTACCAGCTAATGCACCGTGGCTATTGAACTACATTGAAGAGATTGAAGGCCTTACTGCTGATTGGTCACATGACCATGACGACCAGTGGGATCCGACTATTGATGCAATTAATGATTCATTAGCCAAAAAGCCAACTGTATTTGATTAGAGGAAATTATGGCTGAAACTAAAAAGCCCGATGCAATTGGCGATGCAGGGGCGTATACAAACTTTGTCTCAAATATTGGTACCGAACGTGACAAAGCTTCACACGGTTCTTTCGTTAAGAAAGTAATTCCTGATGAGCAATTAGAAGCCGTGTATCAACACTGGTTGGCTAAGCGCATCGTAAACCGTCCAGCAAGTGACATGCTCCGAGCTGGTTGGTTCTATGAAGGGATACAAGACAACGATTTATTGAAGCTTAAAGAGGCGTGTAAGGCATTTAACTTAGATGGGGTGCTCTTATCTAGTTTAGTACTTTCTCGCTTATATGGTGTTTGCTATGTGCTTCTAGGAACAGTGGACGGCGGCAACTTAGATCAACCGTTTGATTTAAACAAGTTAGGCGTGGGGCGTTTAGAGTTTTTCACGGTACTTAAGAAAAAGTACATTGAAGCTGATACCAGTAAATACTTATCGCCTAAGGAGGCAGGTGGACTTTTAAAGCAGCCTGAATTTTATAAGCTAAAGCTTGATGGAAAATCTACGCAAAGGATCCACCACACTCGCTTAATCAAATTTTGCCATGCAGATGTAGTTAATGAAGAACCTGTAAGTGTTTTGCAGGAAGTTTATGAAGATCTGCTTGATCATGCTGCCGTAAAGAAAGCCACTGCTAGTCTGGTCCATGAATCAAAAATTGACGTGATTAGAACACCTAACTTGGTCGATAAGATCAAAGAGGATATGAAATCCGTAGCTGAACGTTTTCTTAGTGTCGGATTGCTTAAGGGCTTGAATGGCATGATCGTCTTGGATAAAGAGGAGGAGTATGACTCTAAATCTTATAGCTTTGGCGGTCTGCCTGACCTTATGCGTGAATTCTCTATCCAAGCTGCTGGTGCTGCCGATATGCCATATACGATTTTATTCGGGCAATCACCTGCAGGCATGAACGCAACTGGTGAGCACGACACACGGAACTATTATGACAGTATCGCAACTAAGCAAACATGGTCCTTAAAGCCATTCATGATGAAGCTTTTAAGAGTAATTGTTCAAACTACATTTGGTCGTCAGATTCCAAGCTTAGATGTTGTGTTTAACCCATTATGGCAACTAGACGCTAAAGTCCGTTCTGAAGTTGAGAAAGCTAACGCTGAACGGGATGCTAAATATTTAGAGATGGGCATCATCACAGAGCCACAGATAGCAAAACAGCTTGTTATTGACGGTGTTTATTCAGTGATTGATGAAGAACATATCAAAGAGCTTGAGACAATGGTGAAGCTTAATGACAACGATAATTCAGATCCTGAAACCCCACCTCCAGCAGGCGAAGAAACGTAAAAAAGGTCGTAAAGCTTCCAAGCCGAGAGCCGTGCACGTAAATCGCCGTGTAGAGCTATATTACACACGGCAATTACTGGCTATATCTAAATACTGTCAGGAACAAACTAAGGAATTAGTTATTCCAACTGTAGGCCAGAACATCGGTGATGCATGGTTTTCTGACATGATGACGGCGTTTAGGGAAAAGCTTACAAAGTATGTTGTTGAGATTTCCCGACCGTTGGCCACAAAAGTTGTGACTGATACCCAAAAGGAAGTGGACAAGCAAATTGCAGAGCACACCAAAACAATTATTGGTGTGGATCTCACGCCGTTCTATCGAGCTGCTGATATCCAAGACGAGGTAGATCTAAACATCACGGCAAATGTCAGTTTGATTAAGTCTATTCCGCAGCAATACGCCGATAAGCTTGAGGTATTAATTACCAATGCTTTGCAGACTGGACAGACTAATGAGGAGCTGGCCAAAGCAATTAAGCAATTGGGTTTATCTACTGATTATCGTGCGCGTCTTATTGCTAGTGATCAGATGGGCAAGATTAACGGCCAAATTAACCAAGCCAGACAGCTTTCGATGGGTGTTGAGACATACACATGGCAAACGGCGAAAGATGAGCGTGTAAGACCAGATCACCAACATAAGCAGGGCAGGATATTTAGATGGGATTCACCTCCAGATGGTGGACATCCCGGTCAGCCTATCCGATGTCGTTGCACGGCATTACCTAATTATGAGGATATCTTAATTGACTGATTCTAACGATAGCGAGAAATGCTGGAAGTGCGGGAAAGTACATGGCTCAAATGATGGCAGCGGTTACCAGCCTTGTCGCAGTCCTAGACCAAAACCTACGCCTCCACCACCAACTGTTTCTACCCCTCCAATAAAATGGGATGAAGTAAGTAACGTAACCCCTGAGCAAATGAACCAGATTCGAGAGCTAACTTTGAAAAAGGTTTTCTTGTCAGTTCTTTTAATTTCAATCCCCATTCTGCTTTGGAAATTAGATTCAATCATTATGGCTTTAAAAGCCTAATACCATTAATAAGGATTTATGGCCATGAAACGTAAAAAGTTTAGTAAAAAACGGTTTTATCGCCGTTTGCAAGCACAGAAATTTGCTAAAGGCGGGTTTGTAACTGGTGGCGACTTCACTCCACTGTGGTTAATGTCTTGCTGTGACGGGTTTCCTAACTTGGCTAAGGCGGCGGGTAAGGCTGCTGAAAAGTTTCAAGAGGTGGTGGAAAGTTTAAAAGGATTGCAGCCGCCGAATATCAAACCCATTAAAACTAATATTTTTATTGATGGTGTAGATTTCGGTTCTGCTAAAGACTTTTCTGTTACCTATTCAAGAACGTAATTTTGAAAATTAATAAAGCCACCTTCGGGTGGTTTTTTTGTGAGAAAAACTTATGCCAGAAAAGATACGCCGTGACATCAAAGTTGATTTTGTAAAGGGGACTAATTTACTTCAGTTGGTAGATGTTGAGACCGGCATCCCATTTAGTCGCCAGCAAAGAACTACCGTTGAGTCTTATGAAGATAAGGGACTTCGGTATACGAAAATTACAGTCGAGTTCTTAATACCTCAGAAGGTACCTAATGACTAAGCACATTTACCAACTCAAAATTGGTGACTTTGCGCCAAGCGAATCGACACGCTCATTTACCAAAGAGGGGTATCTGAAATGCGTCAATGTTCGCTTAGCTAAAGCGCCTCAAGTACGTCAGTACTATGCGTATGAGTTTCCATCACTGGAAGGTTATACCGCTGATCAAGTCATTAATGTCTACACGCCTGCAGAAGAGCTTTTCAAGCCTGAGGCTATTCAAAGCTTCAATGGTGTAGACGCTACAGACTATCACCCGCCTAAGAATGAAATTAACGCATCTAACTGGAAGGATTATCACATTGGCTATTGTGAGAACGTTCGACAGGAAGGCGATTATCTGGTGGGTGATTTGCTCATTAAAGACAAGATCAGCATTGATTTGATCCAAAGCAACGAACGGCTAGAAATGTCGCTTGGCTATGGAGCCTTATTAATCGTTGAGCAGGGTACTGCGCCAGATGGCACGCCGTATCAAGCCAGATTTATCAATTTTATTGGCAATCACGTAGCACTCGTTAAATATGGCCGTTGTGGTGGTGATTGCCGCATCGGTGACAAACAGCAAACTCCACCAAAGGGGAATAAATCAATGGAAGTAATTGTAAACGGTATCCGTTTTAACATCGGCGATAACACGCCTCTGGCCGATGCATTAAAGCAGCAACAAGAGCAGCTTGAAAACATGAAGGCTGCAAAACTTAAAGTGGGTGATAAGCAATTTTCAATCGGTGATGAGCTTGGAGCAATTCAAGCAGTCGTAGATCAGTTACATGCCGAAAAAACAGCTCTGGAGCAAAAAGTAGGTGATCTGGAAAAGAACCAGATGACTCCTGAAAAGCTTGAGCAAGCTGCGGCTGAACGTGCTGCTGTGATTGCCGATGCTAAGGCATTGGTACCAACAGTTAAAACTGAAGGCTGTACATGTGAGCAAATCAAGCGTGATGTTATTGCTGCTAAAGCGGGTGATGCATTAGTAACAGCTTTGATGGGTAGCGTATCAGTAGGTGATGCAAAGCCTGAGCAGATCGACACAACTTTCCGTGCACTCTGTGCTGTGAAGGGTACACATCCTTCTAATCCTGTAGGTGATGCTCTTCACCAGCAGCAAAATGTTAAAGCAGGCGATGGTAACCCAGCAGGCGGTGGGGATGAAAAGACCTACAGTAAAGAAAACGCATACAAAACAATCTAAGGGGAAGTAAATCATGGTTAAGCAATACGATGCTGTACCCGGTATGAAGTTTCACCTCATCGGACCAGAGGATATTTTATCCCTGCCTATGGCTGGTACCGGTTTGGTGAACGATGGTGACGTGGTTGTACGTAGTACAGACGGAAAAACATTTTCTGCAGTAACCGGCGCAACTAATACCAAGTTTGGAATTATCGTACGTCACGGCGTAGGTAAGACAGGCAAAACGGCAGATGGCAAAGAAGCCTATAAGGCTACTGATGTAGCACCGGTTATGACGATAGGCTCGATTTACGTGAAGGTCACCGCACCAGTCACCGATATCAACGCAAAGGTTTATGTCAAAACAGCTAACGGCACCACAGCAGCGCCGTTAGGTTCTTTATCCCCAACAGCAACAGACGGTACAGAGTTACCGAACGCATCTTGGGAAACAATTTCAAATGAGCAGGGCTTAGCTGCTGTTCGCTTACGTGGGGCATAATAATTATGAGTAAATTGGCAGCAATGAAGCTACGTCTAACACCAGTAGCTCAAATGGTTCAGGCAAATATTGGGGATGCATTTAATATTGATGCATTAGCTCAGTTATTCGTTAAATTGGAAGAATTTAACGAAATGGGTCCTCAGCTTCAGCAAGTGATGGATTACGCTAAATACATTCCTGTTAAACCTGTCAATGCCGTATATGGAGGAGGAGAGATCCTAAGCCGTAAGAAGGGTGTGGGTATGGGTAAAGATCATTCAGGAACTGGTAATGATATTCCCGTGGCTGAAGTTGAATATGATACTGTTCAATTGCCAGTGAAGGTCGGCACGATCAGTTATATGTATTCAGTGTTTGAGTTACAAGCAGCCCAAAAATTAAATTTAGCACTTGAAGCAGATAAAGTAGAGGCCGCTCGTCTAGCTGCAGAAAAACACTTAAGTAACATTGCTTGGTATGGCAATGCTCTTACCGGAGTTAAAGGCTTCTTAAATCAGACGGGTGTAACCATAGTTACAGCCCAACATAACTGGGCCACCGCAACCATTGAAGAAGTACTAAGTGACTTCAATGCAAGCTTGGCAGATGCTGAAGATCTTGTTGATGGGGATGTGTCCGTACAGCCAGATACTTATTTGATGGCATCAAATCAATACTTACACCTTTCTACTCGTGTAGTTGCTGATTCTGGCGGAAAGACATTCTTAAAATTCATTGAAGAAAATAACATCTTCGCATCACAAGGTAAGCCGTTAACCATTCGTGGTTTAGGTCGTTCAAATGGTAAAGGTACGGCAGGTGCTGACCGTTCTATTATTTACCGCCGTGACCCGTCATGCATCCAAATGAAATGTGATGACGTCACTTTCTTGGCAGCTCAACCAGTTGGTGTGGATATTAAAGTGCCTGGTCACTACAAATATCAGGGCGTATGGTTGAAGCGTGTTGATTCTCTCCGTTACTTGGATCACGTGTAAGGATTAAAACAGTATGAAATATTCTTATATTTATAGCGGCTTACAGGCCGCTTTTGTTTTTTCTGGTATTGCTGTTTTACCTACAGGTTCCCCAACTCTTGTGGATGAAGAAGCACACAAGAAGCTCAGTAAAAATAAGTTTGCTAAACATCTTATTGATATCGGTGAACTTGAAGTTCAGGAAATCCCAGATGATGAGCCAAAAACTACGGGTAAAACCGGTGGCCGTGGTGGTAAAGGTGGTAAACAAAACGATGCAGCAGGTGAGCAGCAAAAGCCAACTGATGAAGATGCTTTGGCCGCCGTGAAGGCTGAATTAACAGCGCTTGAAGTAACGTTTAGTGATGATGAAACACTTGAGCAGTTACAAGCTAAGTTAGCTCAGGCTAAAGAATAAGGTGAGTCTATGGACGTACAAACGTTTCGTGAAAAGTTCTCGACTGATTCGAGTTTAATGTCTTTGCCAGATGCAAAAATTCAGGATGCTTTAGAAGAAGCGGATCTGATTGTTTCTCAAATTGAGTTCGGGGCATTAAAGGAACGTGCTGTAGGTCTATATGCAGCACATATTCTTAAAGTTGGTACTGTAAGTGGCAATGGTGCTGCTTTTGGTACCGCCTCAAGCATGACAATTGCGGGCCAAAGTGTGAGTTATTCACGATCATCGAAAGAAGCTTTCTATGATCTCAGCATGTATGGCCAGCGTTACCTTGCGTTAAAAAATTCAATTCCAATTGATGATGAAGGCACAAACCCTAACCGTTTAGGTGTTGGTGCTTTTGTCGTATAGGAGAATCCCATGCCTTTTAAATATCAGGCACCAGAAGGTTATAAGCCAACCAAACTCGTTATTGCCGGGCAAAACCTAGATATCAAAAACGGCGTTTTAGAATCTGATAATGACATTATCCATATTTTAAAGCCCTTAGGTTTTGAGCGTTATGTTGAAGTTGTTGAGCCAAAGAAAACGGCGGCCTCTGCTAAAGAGTAATTAAGCTATGAGCGATTATCGTGTTGATGCTCAGGTCAATTTTGATGAGATGAATAATCGCGTTAGGTTTGAAATAAGACGCACGGTTAACGCTCTTACTTTGCGCTTACAGCGGATTGTTCAGGAAGACATGTTAAGTGGCCAACGACTTAAAGTTCAGTCAGGCCGCTTACGTGGATCCGTTTCATCAAAGGTGGATGAGGATAAGGACTCCATTGAGGGAACCGTGGGAGCTGGTGGTGCTTTGGTGCCTTATGCCCCAGCACATGAGTTTGGCCTAAATGGAACTTTGGGTGTTAAAGCTCACCTCAGGACGATTAAACAGGCGTTTGGCCGACCTATTTCACCGGTTCAGGTCAATATTAAGGCCCATTCTAGGAATGTTCGATTTAGAGAATTGCGGTTCATGCGTGATTCACTGGATATCGTGGCCAAGATTGTGCCGAAAAATATTGATGCTGCAATTCAGCGAGGTATAGCAGGTGGATAGTGAAGCAATTTATCAAGCGCTGTTTGATCGGTTAAGTACAAGGGTAGAAGGGCTCAAAACAGTAAGTCGCCGTTTACGTCACTTTAATAATGTATTGCCTGATGAACGGCCTGCCATATTTATCACCCAAGGCAATCAGCAAGAAGTACCGGTACATGGTATGGATTCAAAAGTTGAACTTGCTGCTGAGGTTTATCTCTATATTCATGAATCGGACACTACAAAGCCACCATCATCGCAGATGAATATATTCATCGATCGTGTACGTGAAGCTATTCAGCCAGACCATCCGGATTTCAGTGAATATCAAACCTTAGGTGGTTTGGTCGAGCATTGCTGGATCGAGGGCACAATCGAAGTATATGAAGCTGTAGAAAACATGCTGGATGATCAGGCGATTGCCATTATTCCTATCCGGATCCTCACAACCAATTAACAAAACATTCATTTTATGACCGCCTCGATGGCGGTTTTGTCATTTTAGAGAGGTCAAAATAAATGGCTCAATATTTATTTGGTGCCGGCAAGATCTTTGCTACACCGATTCAAGATGTATACGGGCAACCGATTAGTAATCCCACACCAGTTGAAGTGGGGGTAATGCAATCCGTTGGTGTAGATATTAGCTATGACTTAAAAGAACTTTTCGGTCGTGGACAGTTCGCCGTAGATGCTGCACGCGGTAAAGGTACCATTAAATGTAAAGCTTCATTCGGGCGAATTAACGGCACCTTATTAAATTCCATTTTCTTTGGTGGCGTTGTTGCTGAAGGTGGAATCGAAACGGTTTCCCAAACCATTAATGGTGAAGTGATTCCGGCTGGTGGCTCAGTTACTCCGGTTGTCCCTAACATCGGTACATTCGTAAAGGATCTAGGCGTAACGGATGCGAAAGCAATCCCACTTAAGCGTGTAGCCTCAGCGCCAACAACAGGGCAATACAGTGTAGATGCAGCAACCGGTACTTATACATTTGCTGCTGCCGATGCAGGTAAAACGGTATTTATTAACTTCCGTTATTCAGCAATGGTGGCGGGTGCTAAGTCAATCACTGTCTCAAACCTAGATATGGGTTATACGCCAGAGTTTGCCGTTGACCTTCAACGTGACTACAAAGGTAAGTTCATGCACATGAATTTCTTCCGTTGTACCAGTAACAAACTTGGATTCAGTTCAAAACAGGACGATTACGATATTCCTGAGTTTGAATTCCAGCCTATGGCTGACGATCTTAACCGTGTTTTTAAAATCGATTTATCGGAGTAATAGCAAATGCAATTCAAGCAAGTTGATAACCCGCGTGGCTCAACAATTATTATTGATGGTCAGCCATTTGTATTTGCTCCTTTGTCACTTGGTGCGGTTGAAAAGTTATTGCCAGCTCTTCAAGCATTTAAGCCCGATGATGTGGGTACCGTGATTGATGTTGCGTTTAAGTCGCTTAAGCGAAATTACCCGGATATCACTCGTGATGATGTGGCAGAGATGATTTATATGGATCAACTCACTGAGGTTATGGAAGCTGTAATGTCTGTGTCTGGTCTTAAAGGGAATGATGACAGCGCAGCAGGTGGCTCGGGGGAATAAACTGGGAGGAGCTGTACACGCATTTAGTACTAACGATAGGTAAAGATTACGACTATGTACGTAATGAAATGGACCTGCCTAGATTAAGAGCATTAAGTGCGTATCAGCAAAGTAACCCTCCCGCGCATATTGGAATACAGCGCCTTTGCCGTATTTTGGAAGCATTTACGGGAATTGATGAAACTCCGCAAGCTATCACCGTTTCAGATGATGACGAGGACGATATGCTGGAAGTTTTGTCGAATTTTCCACAGGGTGGTTGAGGCTGCCCTGTTTGCATTATTTGTAAGCGTTGGTTAAAGTTTGTTGATTAAACTTTATAAGGATAAATCAATGGCTTTAACAAATTGTAAAGAGTGTGGGGCACAAGTTAGTACTCAAGCTAAAAATTGTCCAAGTTGTGGAGCAAAAGTTAAAAAACGCTCCTTATTAAAATGGATCTTTCTAGGATTTGTTATTCTATTTATTATTGGTATTATTGCTGGTGGTGGAGAGGGATCTTCTTCATCAAGTAGCACTAGAGAATTGTCACCTAAAGAAGATGCATTAAAAAATACTGTACTTGATTATGATTGGTCAAAAGGTGGTTTTGATAGTGTCATGTTGGTTGATTTTAAAATCAAAAATAATAGTAAATATGACATTAAAGATATCACTGTAGAGTGTGAGCACTATTCTAATAGTAAAACAAAGATCGACAGCAATAGCCGAGTAATTTATGAGATTGTTAAAGCTGGTGAAACTAAAACAGTCAAACAATTTAATATGGGATTTATACATTCTCAAGCTGCATCGTCAGGTTGTGGAATAACTGACTTAGTTGTAATTCAATAAATTTTCTTTAGAAAATAACCCCGTTCACACGGGGTTTTTTATTTTTCAAATTTACCTTGCATCGGCAAGGTTTTTTTATGCCTATGAGGTGTCTATGGCAAATAATAACCGTGTCGAAGTGCATGTTGGTGCTAAAACTTCCGAGTTAAAGGAAGGTATGCAAGATGCAGAAAAAATAGTTTCAGATTCCGCCAAGAAGATTGAAAGTACTGGGCATAACATTGATTTTAAACTTGATCTTTCTAATCTACGGTCAGAGCTAAATGGCTTTGCCTCAAACCTTTCTGATAAGTTCAAGACAGTAGGCAATGATATTAAGAGCTCGCTGACTAATGGCCTATCTTTAGTCAGAGGCGGTTTTTTTCTTGGTATTGGCCAAGAGATTGCTAGAAGTGCAGCGGAAGCGGTTGCAGCAATTCCTGATCTTGTATCTGCAGTGGGTAAGGCTTCCAAAGAGTTAGAGATTCAAGCCCGATTAGCAAACTCGAATACTTTAGAATTTCAAGAATGGGCATTTGCTGCCAAAAAAGTAAACGTGGAGCAGGACAAGCTATCGGACATCATGAAAGATGTAAACGATAAGTTTGGTGACTTCATGCAAACTGGTGGTGGTGAGATGGCCGATTTCTTTGAGAAGATCGCGCCAAAAGTCGGTGTCACTGCCCAACAATTTAAAGGCTTATCTGGTCCGCAAATCCTAGAAAAGTACTACCAGACTTTGCAAAAAGCCAATGTTTCACAGGCTGAAATGACTTTCTATATGGAAGCCATTGCGAACGATGCAACATTATTAGCTCCATTACTGGATAACAATGGTCAAAAATTAAAAGAGTACGCTAAACAGGCTCATGATTTAGGCGTAATCATGAGTGATGATGCCATAGCTGCTACCAAAGAATTTAATACTTCTCTTGAGACTGTCCAAACAACACTTCAAGGAGTATTAACCCGTATTGCAGCACAAGCAGCTCCATCCCTGACTGAATTAGCCAATCAATTTTTAACTTTTGCGGTTGATTCCAAGGATGCCATTGATGATTCAATTAAATCGATTATTGGTATTTTTGAAAGCCTATTTAGCATTCTGAGTGAGCAGTTCACAACGATCGGGGCAATCTGGAGTGACTTGACTGGAAGCATTGGAGACGATGCGAATAAACAGATTGGCTTTATGGATGCTATATCTGTAGTACTAAGAGCATTAGGTGTAGTAGTTACGGGCTTTCAGGTAGGTGTGCAATCTGCTTTTGCAATCATTCGTGCCGTTGTTGTTACGGTCTGCCAAGCATTAATCATTGCATTTAATGGCCTTATGGCTGGCTTTGATATGGTAAGAAGTACTATTCAGTATGGTCTGGATGTACTACAGGTTAAGTTTCAAACATTTGGCAGCGTTGTAAATAATATCCTTCATTTTAATTTCTCTGGCGCGAAAGCAGCATGGGAGGGTGGTTTATCTCAGCTTGGTAGTATTACTGATCGATACACTAATCAAATGAAAGGACGCATGGCTGACCTAAAAAACTCTTGGAATGCGGGAGCCACTACAGCAGCCAATTCACTTGTCACAGCAGGAAAGCGAATTCTTGAGGTTACTACAGCGGGTAATCAGAAGATTACCAACTATGTGTTTAAGGATCCGACCAAACCAGTCGAGCCGCCAAAACCACCTAAGCTTGGCTTAGGAACTGCACCACCTAATACAAAATTAGGTATAGGTACTGGTGAAAAAGACGAGAAAGGCGGTTCTAAATCATCAGCTAAATCTAAGGCTGAGCAGGAAGCTAAAGAACGTCAGCGCCAAGCTGAACAAGCAGCTAAAGCACTTGCCGATATTCGGTATAAATATGCATCCGAAGAAAAGAAAGTTGCTTTAGATCTGCAAAAGGCACTGGAAGAGATTGAAAAATCCAAGATGACTGCAGATGAAAAAGCCGCTGCAAAAGTCAAAGCCGAAAAGGATGCTTCAGACAAGATCATTGCTATTCGTTTAAAAGAGTTTGAGGAATATAAAAAAGCTCGTGAAGAACAGATAGACAATTATCAAAAACAAGCCCAGCGCCTTTATGAAATTGAAGCAGCGCGAATTCAGGCAGAGTTTGACGCCAAGAAAATTTCAAATGTCCGTAAAGTCCAGTTGGAAAAACAACTAGAAGATCAGTTACGTGAAATTAAACGGCAAGGTCTTTTAGAGCGTTTAGCACTTGAGAACGAGCAAACCGGTATTACGGGTAAGCAGGGCAATCAAAACCAAATCACAAACAACATTTCTGATTTAGAGACAGATCAGAAAGTTGCTGACACTAAGTCTATGGGCTTAATCAGTGATGCGGAGATGAAGGACTTTGAGGCTAAGTTCGGTGGCTTTACTTCTCGGCTTTCTAACCTATGGGATCAGGGCATTCAGTCACTTATGAATGGCACACTGACTTGGAGTAATGCAACTAAAGCAGTACTAGCTGACATGGGGCAATTTGCCTTACAAACAGCAACAAAGGAGCTACAAGGCTGGTTAAGAATCCAAGCGATTAAGTTGGCCCGTAAGCTTGGCTTCGTTGGTGCTGAAACGGCGGCAGAAGCCTCTGGCCAAGCTGCTCAAACAGGGGCAACCATTGCAGGTGAAGCAACACGTACCAGCGTTACTGCAGCAGGTGGTTTAGCACGTTTAGGCTTAAAGGCTGCCGAAGCTATCAAAGGCATCATGATGTCTGCATGGGAAGCAATGGCTGGTGCATTTAAAGCTATGGTTGCAATTCCCTATGTCGGTCCAATTCTCGCCGTTGGTGCCGGTGCTGCTGCATTTGGTTTAGTGGCTGGTCTAGCTGGAAAGATTAAATCTGCTCGAGGCGGTTACGACATTCCATCCGGTGTTAACCCAATTACACAGCTTCATGAAGATGAGATGGTTTTACCGTCTCAACATGCAAATACCATTCGTGAAATGGGTAACGCATTACGCAATGGGGCAAGTTTTGGGGCTGCAGCGGTTGCTGAAGGTGGGGGTGGTGGTACCACTGTTTTCAATATTAGTGCCATTGATGCCAAAGGAGTTAGAGACTTTATGAAGAAGCATGGCCGTGATTTGGCTGGTGGACTTAAAGGCTATAACCGTAATTTTGGGAAATAAGGAGGATTAAATGTCTAATGCATTGTTTCCAGAATTACCTGGTCTTGAATGGGATACATCTATTACTCCCATGTTTAATACCAAAATTATGACTTCAATTAATGGACGTGAACTTAGAGCAAGTTTTCAGGCTTCTCCAAAGTACGAAATCTCATTATCTTACGCATTCTTACGGGAAAACAAGAGTAGAAAAGAATTACAGCAGTTACAGGGTTTTTTCCTAGAACGGCGTGGTGCTTTTGATTCTTTCCTATTTAAGATGCCTGATGATAATCAGTTTAACTGTACTTTTATTGGTGATGGGGTTACTTCTACATTTCAGATTTATAAACAAATGTACGAAACCCAAATACCTGTGAGTAATACTGAAAGCACAACTACAGAAGATCCATTAATGTGGGAGGAAGTTGAAGTCACACCAATGTGGTCAGATCCAAATGAAAAAATGTGGGATATGCAATATGGCGTGACTGAAAATGGTTTACTTGTTTTGGAAGTACCACTTGAAGTAGATGAGGTGCTAACAATTACAGGTACCTATTACTATCGTTGTCGTTTTAAGGACGACACACAGGAATATGTCAACTTTATGCATAAACTTTGGAAGGCGGGGAAAGTTGAATTAATTGGTTCTTTAGGGGCAAAGATATGAGATATGCATCTCCAAAACTTATAGCCTTATTAGATGCTGACCAGTTCATTATGGCTGACTTATACACCATTACCACTATTCAAGGTATCGAGTATCGTTATACAAGTTACGATACAAATTTAATAGTTGGTGGAAAGGAATTTATTGCCGATGGCCCACTAATAAGTCGAGAAGGAACAAGCCTATCATTGGGAATTGAAGTTGATAATTTATCTATTACGATCGAATCCAATGAAAATACGAAATTTGGTGATGTACCTGTAACTCAGGCTTTTCACAATGGGATTCTTGATGGAGCAAGATTTAAATTAGAACGTATCTTTATAGATATGAATACTCCGACTGATACAAGTGCAGGAACGTTGGTTTTATTTGAGGGACGAATAGTAGAACCTGAGTTGGACCGTTATGGCGTAAAAGCTAGTGTTGTATCGGATGTTGATGGTTTAAAGCTTCAAATGCCAAGAAATTTATATACACCAGGGTGTTTAAATACTTTATTTGATACGGCATGCGGTCTATTGCGTCAAAACTTTATGGTGCAAACGACGATTGAGTCGGGCAGTACTGCAGCTCGAATTATATGCCAAGTGAATCAGCCTCAAGGGTGGTTTACTCAAGGTGTGATTGAATTTTTAGACGGTGGCAATGCAGGACTAAAACGGACGATTCGAATGCATGAATCAGGTGCTTTGTTATTGACTTTGCCATTGTTGGAAGCACCGCAGGCGGGGCAAAGAATTAAGGTTTATCCAGGATGTGATAAACGCTTAGAAACTTGCCAAAACCGATTTAAAAATTTCACTCGTTTCCGTGGTGCGCCATTTATACCAGTACCTGAAACTGCAGTTTAACTAAATTTGTATTAATCCATACCCAGCCTTTGAGCTGGGTTTTTTATGGGGTAGGAAAATGCCTTTACCGAATGTCAATGATTTTATTGGGACAAATGTTACCCAGGGTAAATTTAAGCAAGCTCAAAAGCAGTTAATTGAATACGTTGACGAAATAGATCAACGTCAAGCAGCGACTGCAAACGGATACTATAAATCATATACAACATTAGCTGCAGCAAATGCAGATATTGCTAACATGCCCCTCGGTGTGTCCGTAAAAGTTTTGAGTGCAGAGAATGGAGGTGATTATTATAAAGCATCTTCTGAATCAACAAGCTTAACAAAAGCTCCCTATGATCCACTCACGGAGGCGAAAAACTATACAGATACAAAAACCAAGAAGCTTGATGATTTTAAAGATGAAAGTGAATATGCCTTCTCTATTTCCGATGGTGCGGGATATGTAGCGATTGCAGTTAAAACTGATGGAACTGTTGCAACTGATGATCTCGAAACCAATAAGCTAAATTTACCTCAGGCGACAACTGGTGAGGGCGATTATGCGTGGGCAATATCTGATGCATCTGGTAATACACCTTTAGCAGTAACACCTGATGGTGTTACTGTAGCGGCAGTGATTGAAGCCAAAGAACTTAAAGTCAACGGAAAAGATATTACTGAAATTGCAGGTCGGGTTAAAAGGGCGGGGAGTTATGCCTACAATGTGGTTCACTTTGAAATATATGGACAGTCGCTCTCGCAAGGGGCATACTCCACGCCAGTGCTAACAACCAGTCAGAAACACGATAGCATCATGTTTTCAGGTGGTATTAGACCTCAGCATCCTCATGATACTAAAGCAGCTTTCTATGAGGATTTCATCCCCTTAGTTGAGGCGGAAGCAGGGGATGGATACGTTGGTTATGAAACTCCCTGCGGTGGAGCCACCGATGCTGTAAAGCAACTTATTCAAAATGAGAACGGCATCAATTTTGCTAATCAAAAGTATCAGTTACTTGGGACTGCCTGTGGTGAAGGCGGAATGTCTATCAACTCACTTTCTACTACATATTTGAATAACAACTTAAAGCCTGCCATTACCAATGCCTTTAATTTATGCCAGTCAAAAGGGCTTACTTATGGGATGCCACTAATGGGGTGGGTACACGGTGAGCAAGATAATGGGATAAGCAGTAATGTGACTATCCAGCAGTATAAGGATCGTTTGCAGAATTTAATTGGATTAGTGGACGCTCATTTAAAAACACTTGATAGTAATTTGGCGTTAAATGGTGTTATCACAACTCAACTATGCTCGTTCAAGACATCGGGGCGCACCGAGCCACATATCGAGCTTGCCATCTATCAAGCTGCCATTGCTGCAAATACCAACGTGTATTTAGCTTGCCCACTTTATATTTTCGATTATAGGGACGGTTATCACGTCGATGGTGTATCTAGCAAATGGATGGGCGCATATATAGGGTTGGTGCATAAGCGTGTATTGGTGGATGGTGAAGACTGGAAGCCAGTCCATCCAATTTCACACGTAAAACAAGGTGCAATTCTAGAGGTTAAATTTCATGTTCCAGTTCAACCATTAGTTTTTGACACTACACATGTAGCTTTGAATACAAACTATGGCTTTACATTGGTTGATAGTGCAAACAATCCATTATCTATTAGTTCAGTTGCTATTACACAAGGGGATACGGTGAAAATTGTCGCTGTAGATCCAATCCCTGCAGGTGCAAAACTTCGATATGCGTGGACACCTTCTGCTCAGCCTAACCGCTCAACAGGTCCGCGTGGCAATCTTCGTGATTCACAAGGCAACGATCTTGTTTTTGATCCAGAAGGAATTAATAAACCGTTGCATAATTGGTGTCCAATTTTTGAATATGTAGTTTAAGGAGATATATCATGGGCTTAAGTATTGAAATTAAGAACGTCACATTTACAAAGAAAATTAGACTACTAGTACCTGTGTCTGAAAACTTAATCGGTTATTGGATTTTTAATGATTCTCTAGACGATGGAATCAAAAACAAGGTGTCGGGAGTTAGTGGGACACTTGTAGGTGCTCCAACGGTATCAGCAGGTAAAATAAACGCAGATAAGGCTAATGGTTTCATCACAGATATCACAATCTCAGGTGAAAAGACATTCATTACAATCGCGAAATCATCTGCTAATGCGGTTCTACTAGGTTCTACAAACTACGATAACACGTCTAGTATTTATGATGGACTTATGGTGTATCAGCAAAAAGCCACCGTACAGATGGATTCGAATATTAGACTTCAAAAACCAGCCGTAATTGATATCAGTAAGATTCACTTTATGGCAGCAAGTATGGGCGTATCTGGTGTAGGTTTATTTGTTTCAAATGCGGTCGGAGGTTTGGAAGAATTAACAAGTCCCGCGTGGGGTCTAACAGACAACAACCCTTTACGGATTGGGGGGTGGGGTGTTAATAGCAAAACACTTGTCGGCTCTACAGAGGTTTATGCAGCCCTTGTTTATAACAAGAAGTTAAGCACCGCAGAAGTGCAATCTGTTTTTGATTACTTTAAAGCAAAACTCAATTTTATAGCGATTGACTAGTGATGAAAAATTTTGAAGTTGTTCAAGAAGCCTTAACGTGGCTCGGCACACCGTATCATCATCAGGGACGAGTCAAAGGCGTGGGTGTTGATTGCGGAACTTTGATCTGTGAAGTCTATGAAAAAGTGGGCTTGATGGATCACTTGGATCCGCGTCCATATCCTCCAGATTGGCACATGCACCAGCTTGGACAACGATATTTGGAGCATGTTTTATCCGTGTGCTATGAAGTCGATGAGCCACAGCCTGGTGACATTGTTTTATACCACTTTGGCAAATGCATCAGTCATGGTGCAATTGTCGTCGAATGGCCAACGATTATTCACTCCTATATTCATCAAGGAGTAATACTCCAGGATGGCACAAAAGGAAGTCTAGCTCGCAGAATTGCGGGCTTTTTTCGTATGAAGAGGCTTAAATAAATGGGTGGATTATTTGGTAGTACTACGATTAGTACAACGGATACCCGTATTAACTCTATGCGGATCCAGCAGTCAGCTTATGGGCTTTGTCAACCATTGGTTTATGGCAAAACCCGTGTTGCGGCTAATATGTTTTGGTATGGAGATTTTACAGCTACACCTCATACAACAGTTCAAAAGTCTGGTGGGAAAGGAGGAGGTACTAAAATCAGTAATACGACCTTTAGTTATAGTGCCTCCCTCATGCTTGGGTTATGTGAGAACCAGATTAAAAAGATCGGGCTAATCTGGGTAGACAAAGAGCAATATGTACCAAAGCAAGAAAGATCTATTACTTTAGATCCAATCGATCAATTAAAGTTTGAATTGTTTGATGGGAATAATAATCCGCCGTGGGGATGGCTAGTCTCAAAACATCCAGATCAAGCGATTAATTATCCTTATCTTGGGTATGTTGCCGCGGCCAATTATGAGATGGGTAATAGTGCCAGTCTTTCAAACCATAACTTTGAAGTGATTAGTACCATTACTTTGTCGGATACCATTGATGATGCTAATCCTGCAGATGTAATTGAAGACTTTATTACTCATCCCCGATATGGTGCTGCGCCTAATTTAAATATGGCGGATTTAGAAGAATTTCGGACCTATTGTCGTGCAGCTAATCTCTTAATTAGCCCAGCCTTTACAGAACAACGCCCAGCTTATGAAACAATTAACGAGATAGTCGAAGCGGTAAATTGTGCTGTGGTACCAAGTCCAGATGGTTTAAAAATTCGTTCTTTTGGTGACTCTGCAATTACAGGGAATGGCGTCACATTTACTCCGGATCTCACACCGGTTTACCACTTGACTGATGATGATTTCATTAGTGATGATGAGCCGGTACGAGTACGCCGTAGCCGTGATACAGATGCTTATAATCACGTTCAGATTGAATACATCAATCGCTACAACCAGTACAACACAGAAACTACAGAAGCCAAGGACCAAGCAAATATTGAAATGTTTGGCTTGCGTACAGAGGATCCTGTGGAATGCCATTACTTCTGTGAGCCAAAAATAGCCCGCCACGCTGCACAACTTCGCTTACAGCGTTTATTGTATGTACGTAATGAGTACGAGTTTGATTTAGGTTGGAAGTACTGCCGGTTAGAGCCAATGGATATAGTCACTCTTACTGATACAGCATTAGGTCTAGTTAAGTTTCCTGTCCGGATTACAAGAGTTGAAGAGGATGAAGAAGGACGTTTAACAATTACGGCTGAAGAACTGGCCATAGGTTCAAGATCTGCTATTGAATATGACTTACAAGCATCAAATGGTTATCAGGGGGGTAATGAAGCACCAGGTAACGTAAATGCGCCAGCTATATTTGAACCACCACTAGATCTTACGGAAGGTAAAAACCAAGTTTGGGTGGCAGTTTCAGGTGGCGTTAATTGGGGCGGCTGTAACGTGTGGTCCAGTCTTGATAATACGACTTACGAAATGATTGGTACTATTTATGGATCTGCACGTTATGGCCAGCTTGTCACGGCGATTGATGCAGATGATACGGCATTACAGGTCGAGCTTAATACGGCAAGTCAGATCTTCAGCGGAACACAGGAAGATGCTCAAGCAGATCAAACACTATGTAAAGTTGGCGATGAGTACTTTAATTATCAAATGGCCACTTTAAATGGTTCGGGTTTATATACTTTGAGTGACGTTTTACGTGGACGTTTTGATGATGCACAAAGCCATAATGCTGGTGAGCAGTTTGTGCGATTAGATAAAGCAATTTTTGAATATAGCTTTAATGAAAATCTGATCGGTAAACAGATCTATTTAAAATTCACCAGCTTTAATGGTCTTGAGCGTAAAGAACAAACTTTAGACGAGGTCACGGCGTTTAGCTATACGTTGAGTGGTGGGCGTCCAGCGGGAGTAAAAGGACTCTCACTACAATCACCATTTGTTGGCACTACATTTAAAGTTCAGTGGCAAAGCGCAACCGGTGCAGATGGGTATCGTGTTCAAGTCTGGTCTAATGGGGCAATGATTCGTCAAGTTGATACAACAAATACGGATTATAGCTATTCAATAGAAGAGGCTAAACAGGATGGCTTAGGTCGTGCTTATACAATTCGGGTAGCTAGTAAAAATGGTGGGCAGATCAGCACCTTTGCTGAATTGAGTATTAGTAATCCGGTACCGCCGTTATTAACTAATATTTATACATCTGCTACATCCAACTCGATCACTGTAAGCTGGATACCTAGTGAAGTACCTGATCTGAAAGACTATGCAGTGTGGCTAAGTCCAACGCCTAATTTTGATCCAACACAAATGCCACCTTCATGGAATGGCACAGATTTAACAACTACTTTTGGAGGTCTACAACCAACTACTCCATATTGCATTCGTGTTGCTGCACGAGATGTATGGGAAAACACAGTCTGGAACTATACAAATCAGATTACTCAAAGTACTTCTGAAGGTTAATTTAAATTTTTACATAGCACCCGATCGGGTGCTTTTTTTTGCCTACTTCTGGAGTAAAAGGCATGGAACCAGTTTCTACAAGCGGTTTAACAGCAATTTTAAAATTTTATGGTGCAGCAATCATGGTGACTTTAGCGGTCGCTTTAGTTGCAGCAGTTGTATTAATGACTCGTATGCCACGTTCACCACAAGAGTGGGCAGTGGGCTTGATCTGTACGGTTGTTTCAAGTTTGGCTGGTGGCTCGTTCATCATTGTGAAGTGGGGGCTTCATGAATGGGTTACTGATGTATGGGGGATGATAGCACTTGGTGGATTCTTCTTTGTTTGTGGATTACCCGGTTGGGCTTTGGTCCGATGGATCTTTAACTTCATTGATAAGCAGGAAGGTAAAACGATCGTTGAAGTGATCAAAGAGTTTAAAAAAGCCAGAAAAGACATTGAAAACAGTTAATGCCGCCTTCGGGCGGTTTTTTTTATATCTAAAGGAAACTGAGATGAATATTGAACAATATCTTGATGAGTTAATTAAGCGCGAGGGTGGTTACGTAAATAACCCAGCAGATCGGGGCGGTGCAACCAAATACGGTATAACTCAAGCTGTAGCACGTGAAAACGGCTATAAGGGTAATATGAAAGATTTACCTCTGGATGTGGCCAAAGCAATTTACCGCAAAAACTATTGGACAGCTCCGCGATTTGACCAAGTAAATACAATCAGCTCAGCAGTGGCCGAAGAGCTTCTAGACACTGGTGTGAATTGCGGTACCGGCTTTGCAAAACCTCTTTTACAACGAGCTTTGAACTTACTAAACAACCAAGGTAAAGCTGGATATGCAGATTTAGAGGTTGATGGTGTTTATGGATCTGAAACTCTTAGAGCTCTAAAAACCTATCTGGCCAAACGCGGGAAAGAAGGCGAGAAAGTTCTGGTGCGAGTTCTCAATATTATGCAAGGACAACGCTACATTGAAATCTGTGAGCGTAATCCAAAGCAGGAACAGTTTTTCTATGGTTGGATTGCCAATCGGGTTGTTATATGACTTTCTTTCAATACAGACGTTCAAAGATAGCTTTCACAATCACACTGCTGTGCATCCTTTTCTCTGGTTGCACAGCTCACACAATTAACACTTCAGTTAATGTTGGGATATGTATAAAAGCCCTCTAAGTGAGGGCAAATCGTTATCCACCTATGAGAACTCCAGGTATTGGTGAGAAACTGCTGGTGTATATTTCTGGTATTTCGCTTATTCTTTTTCTAATAATAAAGTCATCTTTTTTATCAGATAACCACTGATTAACGCCTTTAATTATATTACAGCAGAAATTCTCTAGTTTTAGTAATAAAACACCATTTACTATAACGCAGTCAGAATTCATTTCAGCCATGAATTCAATTTTATTAGAGCCTCCTTCGTAGTCCTTAAGTATTTTCTCATCTTCAATATGATTAATTCCTTTATGAAGGTATGTACACCTTAAAGCAAAGCACTCTTCCCCAGATAAAAAAATAGTCTCAGCTTTTTCATGGCCGATCTTACTGGTATATTTGGAACCAACATATTTCTGAAACCATTCAGCATACTTTTTACCCGATGTTCGCCTGTTTTCATCTTCTAGGGAGCAACAAATATCAGGTAGGGTTAATGCGATAGTTAAGGCAGCAAAATAATTTTTAGAGATTAAGGATTCTTCAATAGATTTAGTAAACTGTAGTAGGCGAGGTTTAGTTATGCTTAATTTACTTTTAGCAAATGCTAGCAATCTTTCTCTATAAATTGTTTCCTCTTGCTCTTCTTTTTTCTGCGCTCGCAAGGCTTCTGTTTCTTCGCGGGACTTTAACTTCAAAGCTTGCTCTTTTCTAATATCAAAACTACCACGTTTTTTTGCTTCACCCATAATAATTCCTTGTTTAACTTATTAATTCACTCAAAACCACATAATTATTCTTCAAGCCCAAAGACCAACCAGCCTCTTTATAGAACGGCTCACCATATTTGATTGTGTGTTCAATGTAGAAGCAGATCCAGTCTTTCATTCTCACTCCTTCCAGCTATCTACAATATCAGCCCAGTCTTGCATCATTTTCCGTCTAGCCTCTAAGTGCTGTGAATGGTCATAAGATGCTTTTGTCTTGTTAGATTCAGCATGAGCAAGCTGTTTTTCTACCCAAGCTTCCTCATAGCCCTTTTCATATAGTAGGGTAGAAGCTGTAGCCCTAAAATCATGAGTGGTCACGCCTTTTAAGCCAATATATTCAAGCATACTGTTAAGCGTTTCTTTAGCTAACATGCCATCATTTTTCTTACTGAAAATAGCAGGGAAAACTAATTCGCTATCACCAGAGATTGTATATTGACGCTTAAGTACTTCATATACTTGGTCAGATATAGGGAGAATATGGATTCTGGATTTTTTCATTGCCTCTTCTGGAAATCTAATAAGTCGTGTATCAAACTCGACCCATTTCCATTGCATCTTTCTAATTTCAATTGCCCGAAGCATTGTATATAAGAGAATGAAGCCAGCATTCTTAACAGTCTCTGTTCCATTGTATTTAGGCAATTGAGTTCTTGCCTTTTTTCTTTCTTCTTTAGTTAAGGCTCTTGCATGTTTTACACGAGGGCGCTTGATCACATCACGTACAGCATAAGTAGGGTCGTTCTCAAGCCTTAAAGTAGCAATTGCATAACGAGTTACAGCACCAATGAATCTTCGATTTTGTAAAGCGGCAGATTCACCTGTCATTTTTCCATTGGTTTCTTTAGTAACACGATTAATCGTATTATTTAAAATCTTCAATACGTCAGCCGCAGTCACATCTTTAATATTTTTTTTGCCAATAACTGGGCATATATCTTTTTCTAAAGCAGTATCGAACTTCTCTTGATAAATTTCAGACTTCAACGTCATACGTTTTTCTTTAAATTCGGCTGCAATAGCGTTGAATGTATTTTTTCCTTCTTCTAATGCCTTGGCCTTATTATTTTGTCTATCTTCTACTGGGTGTATGCCTTTGGCTAATTTTGCTCGCATTTCATCCTTTAAGATTCTAGCGTCTGCCAAAGTAATAGCCGGGTATTCGCCAAGACTCATAGAAGATTCTTTACCATTAAAAACAAACTTAAACCGCCAAACTTTAGCTCCTGAAGGACGAACTTCTATGTAAAGTCTATCTGCATCCAATATTCTGTAGACTTTTTCTTTAGGTTTTAGTGCTTTAATCTTTAGGTCGGAAAGTTTTGCAGAGGCCAT